AAAATGAGTCATATTACATCAGCAAGTAAAACTGGTTCAACTCTTTATTATACAGTTAGGGATAATACTTTTTCTAGTGGAGATAAAGTGGTGGTGTCTGAAGTATATAATGATAATGGTTCAAAAAGCAGTGAGTGGAACTTTTCCACCCCTATAACCATTGATTTAAACCCATATTTACAAACTAGGCAATGGAATAAAATTACAGATTACACTTGGGTCGGTGGAACTTATTATCAGACAAATGATATTGTTTTTTATAATAATAATTTTTACAAAAAAACAGGATATCCTTGGGGACCACCTTTTCCAAGTCCATATGTAACTCAACCACCGCCAACATCTTCTATTCAGTGGGAACCAATTACATCTTATAATTATAAATCAACTTGGAGTAGTGGTTTTAAGTATTCGGTAAATAATGCAGTTCTTTATAATGGATCTTACTATTATTATTCAGCCGATAATACAATTTGTATTCCAACATCAAATTCTTCAGCATTTACTTCATATCCAACAAATGAAGAATATCAAGGAAATATGACTATAGCTTCTGGTGTTCAAACAATATCTTTTATGGCTTATATTCCATCAACTACGACATCTTTAAATTTAATAAAAGCTGGAACAAGTCAATTATCTTTGTCTGGAACAGCTTTATCTTTATCTGGATCAACAATATATGTAAATGGTTCTTTAGGATCTACGATAAAACCAGATAGCTGGAATAGCATTGGCATTGTTTTTGATTCTCCACAAATAATAAGTGGTGAACAATCAATAGAGATAATTATTGGAGATCAAAACTCTACAACACAAGAGTTTTATATTGATCAATTAAGTATATTTGATAAAAAATTTACAAAGAATAATATAAGAGATTTATATAATTTATTTAGTGGAAGTAGTATCGACTCATATAAAGTGTATTCTGATGGACCAACATTATATGATACTGATTCAGATAAAACAATTTTAGAAACAACTCAGGTATGTTATATTCTTAAAAATACAGATACGGTAGATTACGGAAAACAAATATATGATAAGTTAATAGATAAATCTGCAGATTATACTTGGTCCTTATCTTATAAAGATACAGAAAGTACTACAGATCAAAGAGCAGTTATAGATAGAAAATTTACACCAGCAACAGGAAGAAAAACTATTTATGTTAATTCTACTTCTGGTATTGTAAGTGGAAGTGTTTTAATTCAAGAAATAAATGATAATATTTATACGGTTGATAGCATTGCTATTACAAATGTATCTAAAAATCCATCAACTATAATTAATAAAAATACAAAAAATAAAGCCATAATAACATTTGATAATAATACAGATTTTGATTTATTAGAAACAGGAGATATCGTGGCTTCATCTAATGGTGCAATTCATGCTGGATCAAAGATACAGTCTATAAATACAACAAATAAAACAATAACAATAATTACAAATCCAAATAAACAAATTATTACAAAAAGCATACCAAAAACTGCAAAAATAATTTTTAAAAAAGCTGCTCAAACAATAAAATTTGATAAAGATATACCATTTTCTTTTAAACAGAATGATGTAATTATATTTGATAATTCTACACAGCAAACTAATATAAATATTAATGATCAAATAAAGATTCAAAATAATTATATTAAAGATGGAGATTACATATTACTTATGCCAGTCGACTCAAAAGGAGTGCCAACAGATACTGCAAAATTATTTCAAGTTAATGGTTATGTAGATGATGATACTTATAATTTAAATAAAACAGTAGATATTGTATTTGATTATATAAGGTCATTTAGTTCATATATTCCTATATCTCTTCCAACATATCCTAATGGAGATCCATACGGAAACTGGGTATTTTATGATATTGATGATAATAATGATGAAAATATTGGTATTAATAATGCTAAAAGTAATGATAGAGCATTTAAATGGACACCTACTGGATGGCAAAAATTTGCTGGTTTTGCAGATGATAGAGTTAAATCACATTTAATTTCTATAAATGAAGAATAGACAACAGAACCATAAAGTGGTATCATAGTGGTATGACAAATAAAAAAAATGGACTTTCTGTGGTACAAAGCACCGCAGATTTTGGTGTTTATGTATGGCAGTTGCCAGATGGACAGTATTTTGAAGATGAAGATGGTAATGTATTGAATATTCCATCTATGAGATATGATCTTGAAAAAATGAAGCATATTGGTGAAGCAGCAAAACATTATGGTCAACCAGATGGTCAGCCTTTATTTTTGGCTGGTGTTGGTAGAGTATCAGATGCAACAGCTAGAGAAGATATAGATCGTATGGCTGAGGGATTAACTCCATATGGAGATACAGATAACTGGAGAGAGATTTTTAATAATGCAGGAAGATGACAATTCTTATACAATTAATGGTAGAGATATTGGATTAGATAGATTAATATTACCAGATTATGTTGAAACTGATGAGTTTAAAAAACCAACAGAAGAAATCCTTAAATATAAAGGGATTAATCCTAATTTTAAAAGAAATGTTAAACGCAAACTAGAAAAGGCAATAACTCCTGGAGCACAATTTACTCCTCCAAATAATGGTATTGGTGGAGATGATGCAGAGTCAAAACAGCTTATCGCATTACAGTGGGGCTACGGTCTTTTTGATGTTGTAGAGCCTCCATATAATCCAGTAACTCTTGCAAAAGTATATGAAGTATCATCTGCAAACTATGCAGCAATTAATGCTAAAGTTGCAAACATTGTTGGTCTTGGATATAAATTAGAATATACCCTTAAAACAAAACAAAAACTTGAGGCTATGACAGATCAGGAAAAAGTTGCTAAAGTAAGACGTAAACTTGAAGGTGCTAAAGAAGAAGTTCTTGATTGGCTAGATAGTAGAAATGACGATAATACTTTTACATCAACTCTTACAAAATTGTATCTTGACTTAGAAGCAACAGGTAATGGTTTTCTTGAAATCGGTAGAAAAACTACTGGAGAGATTGGATATATTGGTCATATTCCAGCAGCAACTATGCGTGTACGCAGACTTCGTGATGGATTTGTTCAAATGGTTATGGGACAGTTTGCTTACTTTAAAAACTTCAACGATGATGAAGAGTTATCACCACCATTTGGTTTAGATCCAAGACCAAATGAAATAATTCATATTTATAATTACACTCCAACAAATACCTATTATGGTATTCCAGCTATTATTTCTGCACAAAATGCTATGGCTGGTAATGAGTTTTCATCTAAGTTTAACCTTGAATATTTTGAAAATAAAGCAACTCCTAGATATATTTTCTGGGTTAAGGGTGCTAAATTAAGCAGAGATGCAGAAGCAAAACTATTTGAGTTTTTCCAAAATAATCTTCGTGGTCAAAGCCATAGAACACTTGTTGTTCCACTTCCTGGAGATGAGGCTGGTAGCAAGGTAGAAGTAAAAATGGAAGCCGTTGAAAATGGTGTTCAAGAAGGATCATTCGATAAGTATCGCAAAACTAATCTACAAGAAATCCTTATGGCACACCGTGTTCCTATGTCTAAGATTGGAAGTGCGGAAGGTATTTCTCTTGCTGCTGCTAAAGATGCAGACAAGACATTTAAAGAGCAAGTTACAAGACCTGCACAAGATGTTTTACAGAAAAAGATTCAGGGGATTATTGCTGAAAAGACTGATTTATTTAGACTTGTATTTAATGAATTAACTCTTACAGATGAGGACACTCAGTCAAAGATTGATGAGCGTTATCTTCGTATGCAAGTTATTCTTCCGAATGAAGTTAGAACTAGACTTAACCTTCCTCCAATCCCTAGTGGAAATACTCCTGTTAAACTAACTGGTCAGCAAGCAGCCGATCAAACAGCACAAGGAACTGGCAATAGACAACGTGATCAGCAGAGACAAGCAAATGCTGGTGATGGTGAAACTGGTCAAAGAAATCCACAAGGCGATGGAAGACAACAAGCCTAATACAAAAAACACTGTATAATTAAAATGTTATGTTAAATATACAAAAGGCATCCCTATTAACTAACGGCAATCAAGTTACTTTGACAATGCCTATTTCTAAGGTTGATGCTGAAAAACGTATTGTTTCAGGCTTTGCTACACTTGATAATATTGATAAACAAGGTGATCGTGTAGATTCTTCAGCATCTGAAAAAGCATTTGCTAACTTTCGTGGTAATGTAAGATTAATGCATCAACCTATTCCTGCTGGAAAGATTGTATCATTTAGAACAGATTCATTTTATGATCCAGAAACACAAAAAACATATAACGGTGTTTATGTAGATGCTTATATCTCAAAAGGTGCATCTGACATTTGGGAAATGGTTCTTGATGGTACACTTACTGGTTTTTCAATCGGTGGTGCTGTAAAAGATTCAACTAGTGAGTTTGATGAATCATTAGATAAAACAGTTCGTGTAATTAAAGAATATGACTTGGTTGAGTTATCCCTTGTCGATTCTCCAGCAAATCAACTCGCTAATATTTTTTCTATTCAAAAGACTATTGATGGCGATGTAGCTACTGGTATCTTTAATAAGTCACATATTCAAAATGTATTTTGGTGTGAGCAAGATGATATTGCTTTTACATCATCTGATGATAACTATACTTGTGTTAATTGTAATAATGATTTAACTGCAGTCGGTTGGGTAGATGAACTTGAAAAATCAGATATTGAAAAAGCAATTAATGACTTAGTGTCTATAGTTAAAGATACTGCTGCAGGTGCAGTTACAAATAATGAAACTATTAATAGATATCCCAAACAAAATCCTTATAAAACAAAGAAAAAACCAGAAGAAGATATGACAAAAGCTGGTTCTCATTCTACTGGAGATTTTGTTCAGTGGGGATCATCGGGTGGTACAGCAAGAGGAAAGATAACAAGAGTAGTAACTAATGGTAAAATAAAAGTACCGAACTCTGACTTTTCAGTTACTGGAACTAAGGATGATCCAGCGGTTGTTATTAGAGTTTATCAGAAAGATGGAGATTCTTGGAAACCATCACAAACACTTGTAGGACATAAAATGAGCAGTTTGAAGGGATGGTCTACTAAAGTTAAAAAATTCTTTAGTCCATCAGACACACAAGTTTTACTGAACAATGATTCAGTAGATATGGCAATTAACAAGGATATGTCGGTTGCCACCCAAAATAATGAAGGAGGTGTTGAAATGACTGACAACACAGAGGCTACAGAAGTAGCAGAAGAAGTAATTGTTGACGAAGTTGTTGAGGCGGAAGAGGTTGCTGTAGAAGCAGCAGATGAAGTTCCAGCAGAAGCTCCTGCAGAAGAGGCTGCAGTAGAAGTTAACGAAGAAACAGTCGAAGAAGCTGCAGAAGCAGTTGACGCTTCCACCGATTCAGGTGAAGCGACT